AAAATTCAGAGACGCATACATTCGTGCTTTTGACCGGATGTTGATTCATAGAAAAGAAAGAGGTCTGGAAACCAAATGGCAGACAGGTCAAGAGGTATATGATTGGTGGGTTGAGTATGATAAGAATAAGAAAGAGCCTATAATCGAAGAACAGGGGGAATTATTTTGACCTACCGGCAGATGCAGAAAGCAAAGGCAGATTGTGAAAATGCGTGGGAAAGCATTGTGATGGAGACGTTGGAGGACTAGCTTGACAAAATAGGGTATCGGTTGTAGAGTAGACATAAGTGGACTAGCCATTCACCTTGCAGACTGAAGAGCCTTTATATTGGACGTTAATGTTGTAAGTCTGCAACATATACCTGTTGGCTACAGGACGTCCAGTATAAGGGCTTTTGCTTTGTCTGGCGAAGGAGTATCAATGATTATTAGCAAAGAGTTTATTGAGAAAGGTTTGACTAATGGTATTGGCATAAAGGCTTGTCAGATAAAGTTGCTTGGTGGCAAATACCCACTTGTTAAAGGATGGAAGGAAGCATTAATTGGGAAATACATAACAGAGGATGTTGCCCAGCTTTATTTGCAATTACGTGACATGGATAAAAAGCAAGGTAGAAAGCTAGTAACAAAAATGCTTAACAAGAAACGGATGGAGCGTATACAATCTGCACCGATTGAAAAGCCAATAAGGGAAGCCATTGTTGACATGATTAAGTATCAACCATTAAAACATAAAGGGCTTGAGGTACTTGATTCATTCATGGAATACCTTAACACCCATGAAAACCTAACAGATAGGCAGATTGAATATCTTAAAAGAGTTCCGACAGATTACCACGATTATAGGAGACGTTCAATAGATGCTTTTGTGTATCTTGTCTATTCAAACACTGACGACAAAAACAGAACACTTGTAAAGATTGGGTATTCTAAAGACCCAAAGAAGCGGTTGAGTGAATTAAAGACTGCAAACCCAAAAGTAAAGCTATTATCAACCAAGAAAGGGTCTATGGATTTGGAGTGGAAGCTTCATAGCTATTTCAGCAAATATCACCAACAAAGAGAATGGTTTGCTTTCCCTTGTGACAAGGACGCTACAATCAAAATGTTTGAGGATGCAGTAGAAGAGTTAAGAGATTGTGACGACCCACTTCTTAGGTACAAAGAGGAACTACTTGCAAAATGGGAAATTAAACCACAATATCTAAATACAAACATAAAACCAATCTAGGGGAGAGCTATAAGTAAAAGAGAGGAATAAATGACAAGGGAAGAATTAGAAGAACGTAGAGAAACCTGCAAGACAAGAAACCATCTAGGATATTGCAATATATCCGATCAAGATTGTCCAAAGTGTAAAGCATATGAATATGAGCCATTGGATTTAATTGTCGGGCATTCATGGAAAGATATCCAAAACATGCAGAATAGATGTAACCTTGACACTTCTAGTTAATGTGTTATAATAAAAGCATGGCTAATAAAATGGGAAGGAAACGAATAGAGATAGACTTCGAGAAGGTAGACGCTCTCTGTGCGGTCTTTTGTAACTGCAAGGAGATTGTTTCTGTTCTTAACTCGTTTGATGTGAATTGTTCTTATGATACGGTAGAAAGAAGAGTAAAAGAGCAGTTTAATATGACATTTGCGGAATATGTAGAACAAAAGCAGATGGCATTTGCTAAACCCAAGTTAAGGAAGGCTCAGTTTGATTGTGCTCTTGGCGGTAATGCAACCATGCTTGTATGGCTCGGAAAACAATACCTAGGACAAGCGGACAGGCAGGAGATTACAGGAGCAGGTGGAGAGCCTATCAAAGTAATATGGCAGAAATAGGAATCCTTCAGCAGTACAAGCCGTTCTTCACTGACTCCTATAGATACAACGTTGTCTATGGGGGAAGAGGTAAGGGAGCGACATGGTCTATTGCCAGAGGACTCTTGGTAGAGGCTTGCGAGAAGAGACATAGAATCTTATGTACAAGAGAGTTTCAGAACTCAATCAACGAATCTGTATATCATACACTGAAAGAGCAAATCATCACATTGGGATTAGAGAGTAACTTCGAGGTGCAAAAGAACACGATCGTTTCATTGACGGGTTCGGAGTTCATCTTCAAAGGTCTTAGGCATAATGTAGACTCTATTAAATCTATGGAAGGTATTACTAGGGTGTGGGTAGCTGAGGCTGACAAAGTACCTCAGGACTCTTGGGATAAATTAATCCCTACGATAAGAACAGATGATTCCAAGTTCTTCATTGACTTTAACACAGATACAGTAGACGACCCTGTGTATAGGATGTTCGTAAAGCAGAAGAGAGAAGATACCTTCGTTCTTTTCCAGACGTATAAAGACAACAAGTTCTTTCCAGAAGTCCTTCTCAAAGACATGGAGCATGATAGGAAATACAACTTTGACAAATACATGTGGGTGTGGGAAGGTAATCCAAGGTCATTCTCAGACTCATGCGTATTTGCAGGTAAGTTTGAGATAGATGACTTTGAGACGATAGAGAATGCCGAGTTCATGCAAGGAATAGACTGGGGTTTTGCTCATGACCCTACTGTCATGGTAAGGTGCTATGCTCATGGTGGGAATCTCTACATAGAAAACGAGGTTGGAGGCGTAGGCGTTGAAATAGACGCTCTTCCAGGACTCTTTGAGAACATACCAGATTCTTACAAGTGGCAAAGTGTAGCTGACTCTGCAAGGCCGGAACTGATATCTTATCTTAAGAAACGTGGGTACAGAATCACTTCATCCAAAAAGGGTAAGGGTTCTATCGTTGAAGGAATAGACAGACTGAGAAACTACGACAAGATTATCATTCACCCTAGGTGTAAAAACACTATTGAAGAGTTCAAGCTGTACTCATACAAGACAAACACAACAACAGGTGATATAATGCCTATAGTAGAAGATGCTAACAATCACTATATAGATGCTCTGAGGTATGCTACAGAAACCCGTGGCACATACTCAGCAGGGAGATAACATGGACGGAACACAGATAAAAGAACTGATTGACAATTACACTTCTTCAAAGACTTACCAGCAGATGCGGTTGTACAGGGACTTGTACATGAAGAACAATCCCAATCTCATGAAGCGGATTCATGACAGAGAGCTGCAGAAGCGTACTCCTAACTGGTGTGTTCCTACTGCTTACTTCTCAACGGTAATAGATACTCATGCTGGGTATTTGTTTTCGGACGTTCAGTATGACTCAAAGAACGATACTTACGAAGCGCACTTGCAGGAAATCCTTGACGATAACAACGTATCGGTAAAGGACATGAAAGCCGGACTCAATGCCTTGACCTTCAATCGGGCTTACGAGCTTGTCTACACTGTCGGGGATGGTGTTGACCTCAAGGGTACTAAGATAAAATTTGCACCTCTTGACCCTCTCTCAGTTGTGCCGATTTATTCAGACACGATAGAGCCGGAGTTGATAGCTATTGTGTGGTTCCGTGACAGCGGAGCGACCAAACTTGTTGATTACATCACCGCTACCGAATGGACGCAATTCAAGGCAGAGAAAGACAGGAGCTATGAGCAGATTGACACAAGGGCGCTCAATTTCTCCCAGTGCCCTGTTGTCGAATACCGAGCGGAAATGATTGGTGATGCCTCACCGTTCGACTCTGTAGTAAGCTACATCGAAGCGTTGGACTGGGCGATTACAGGCAACTCCAATGAAATAGACAGAATTGTTGATGCGATCCTTCTGCTTGGTCAGAGGATGGACCCGGAGGACAGAGATCACCTCAATGAAATCAAGAC